CCACTCCCGTCCAATATTCTAGTTGCTTGCTAAAAAGTTCGGTATCCGCCGATAGCTCGGTAGCGGCAGACAGGTCCTCTGTCTCATAATCTCCGGTAAACCCGGAATTGCGCAACAGATTGACCGAGCCGACAGCCGCATTGTCTATCGCATCCTTGGCCTCTTGGGCAAGATCTGCGGCCGCCTGTATATCATCCGGCAGACCTTCCATATTACGCCATCCGGTGGAACCCTGCTCGATATGGAACATACCCTTGATATCAACACCTTTATCCTGAGTGTATTCCATGTAAGTGGTCCGGTCCTTGTCGCCAATATACGTATCTCCGTACACCTTCATCCGGGCCTTGCCGGTAGATTTGTCAAAATCAAAAGAAATGACGTCTTTCCCGGTCAAGGTAAAATCATTAATACCCTGATACATGATGATAGACGGAGAAACTTCGTTCACCGAAGAGAGAATTATCGCCGCCTGTCTGGTGATATCAGTCTTATGGCCCAATCCCACGATATCATCACCTGCCACCGGAACATCGTTCTCGACATTAGGATCACACACGGTCTTGGACAGGTCTATATAATTCTCACCTACTGCTGTGACCAACCGCCAGTAATAGCGGTTGCCGACATGATGAGAAACGCCAGTCTTGATATTGCACTCCTGTGCGATGGCGAGAGATCCCGGAGTAAACTGGTTCTCTATCTCAATTCCGTCTTCCTCTTCCTTGAAATAACAACGGTAGACATCATCCAACTCATCCACACGGTTGCATTTCATGCCTGCATGGGAAATCACCTGCTCACCACCTACATACGTCTTCTTCTTTACTTCAAGCTCGTCAAAAACGGCTTTGACCTTGACATACAGATAATCAACAACAGCCTGTGACATACCGTTCTCAAGTACAGTAATTCCACTACCGTTCTTACCTATCAAAAGGCCTTTCAAGAAAGTGATCAGACCGTTGGCGGTGTCGGCGATATCTTTGCGGAGGAAGTATTTGGAAAGTTCCTCTATATTTGCACTTCCCGATATGGCAACAACCCGGTCTTTATTGGTCCTTATGTAAATAGAAGGATTCTTATCATCATTATGTATGTATATCTCACCCTCATTCAACCCTTCCAATCGCTTTTCAAATGATGGGGATATTTTCGGTATAATCGGATTTCCTTCTGCATCCGTTTCCGAACCGTACCACAATATCTTTATAGGATGATTTCTAGCCATGATTACACATAATTTTCGTTAACAAAAGCAGCTTGCGCCTTCTTGTATTTTAACACATCGTCCTCTTCAGGATTAGTTAGCAAAAATGCTATACCTGAAGAAGAAGTTGCGATCTCAGTTTTGCCTCCGATCCCAGCAATATCGTTTTCTCTAGGGCGTAAAGTCACTTTATATATAAACATCTGTTTTTTACCTATTGTATCAAGCTTTTCCGGGACAGAATCCCCTTCCCGTACATACAAATTACCGTCTATGTTGACGTGAGAAAGGCAAAGTACCTTATTTATAAACTCCGCTATATAGTACGGAACGCCACAACTTGTCCCGAAAACAAAATCAAATGTTTTATAAGGGAGAGAATACATTTCTATTATCTCCTGCTTCTGATTCACAAACTGTTCGTTTTCAACTTTCAACTCCACCCCATCCGGTTTGAATCCTCCTATTATTCTGAACTGAAACATCTGCTGAACATCATCAATCCAGAATATATTATCAAATGCAGAATTATTATCCTTATGGGAATATTCAATCAATATAGAATCACCTATATTCTCACACACACAGAATTCCTCACATTCCTTATCGCCTATAGTTACTGTATATATCCCCTCCGAGGGAGATAATGAGGCATAATACATCTTAATGCTTTCATTTACATCATAAGTGAGCAGTGTTATCTTGGAGGAAATATTGCCGATCTTATTATTTAAATAAGCTGAAGGTTTTTCGCCGTTATCACAAAAGATTTGCAGCAGGATGTTGTCTGACACAGAAAATACTTGTCTGAAACATCCTGCATTTGAATATTTATATTTCAGCGGTTTGAAGAATAACGGGCAAACATCTCCGATTGATATCATGGTCTTTTCGTTAGTTTCTAGTAACTTGTGACTTCACAAGCTTTCATTGCAAATATAACAATTAAAATTTGAATCTTTATAACGAACTAAACTTTTTTACGATCAAAGTCACCTTTGAACTTTGTGATTTTGTAAAATTGTAATCAGCCTGCTGATAATATCCCTGTACAACTTTGCCTTGGTATTCCAGTTCAACAATTCCTGTAAGATCTTCCGGGAGTTCCACATCCGAAGTCTCAAATTCCACCTCCGCCACAGTAAACATCCTTTTTGAAAGAATTATATCCCTACTTTCCCCCATTCCATCAATACCCACATCACTATTACCATCTGATGACGCAAAAGTAAGCATCTCAACAGATGAGCCGATGTATGCTTCATTGGCCAAAACCATAGAAGAAGGGGAAAACATGGCATTGAACATTGTGTCAGGGCTGAGAACGCCACCCATAAGATAATCTCTGTTCAATATATACTTAAGTCCAGATGAATCAGATTTCACCCCTACCATAAATAAATCAGTGTCACTTTCGTTGTCTGTAGTATCTTCACCTATCTTGTCAGCAAGAAACTCTATGCCGTATGCGTCCGCACGGTATGGAGATATCATTTCAAGGCTATTGTCCGTCATGGTCACGCCTGTGGTATATTCATTCGTAAAACGGAACTCGTCCTTTCCATTAGCCGTATCGTAATCCTGCTTGTCAAAGCCTATCCGTATGCGAGAATACACCAATGCAGAATTAACCTTCATCTCATAATCAGATAAATCATCTATCCTTTTGACAACATTATTCGAGAAGTATTTGCTTCTATGCCGGAAAGTTACTGTATTCCCGGATATGTCGTAAGCATAACCAAACACGTAACTCATCCAGTTTGCAAATTTGGTGAAGGATGTATATATTTTGGCTCCAGGAATCTTACGGGCTGATTCAGCCGCCAAGAGCATACAATTATCAAGCCTTCTATCTCCTGTCCCCTCAATCACTCCAGTCAAACCATCTTTCTCTCCATTAATACTTTTAAGCAGTCTGTTCAGCAATGTATCGGGCTTTATAACATCCATCTCAACAGGGTTTATTCGATTTTTCCATGATGCTTTAAAATAACTTGATGTTGAGACTTTGTATGGCAAATCCGGCAATACAGGTACAATCTCTTCTTTCTCATTGACATACATAGCTCTCACTATTATTTTATCATTATGCAAAAGACTTATATTGTACGATTCCGAAACCTTCTTTTCCACTGGCGTTTCTGATTCTGTCGTAAGTTCAAAACTTCCTATCACCGTTTCCGTAGTCACCGCTTCCCCATTACTATCAATATCATTACTTATCTTCATAATCTGGAGCCTCACACCTCTTACATCATATCCCAAAGCACCAGACTGATATTTCCTAAACACAAACATATCAATATTAAACTCTATATTTATCTTAATTGATTTCAGAGCCTTTATCGAATATACATCATCACCACCTACTGTTTGATCATTAAATTCAAGAGACCCCTTTATTAAGGAATCACTGGCAGTTATATATATTGGCATTGGTGACATTTTCTTACTGAAATAAACATTAATAAGAGTGTCATCGTCCTCCAACGTATCACCTGTAGGAATCCATTTTGCTGATTCTGAAAGTTCAAGTCCGTCATAAACAAGAGGAATGGGGCTTTTCACCTCTTCGACCGAATATTCATATTGAGTTCCTTTTTTTGACTTTATCATGGACGCCACGCTATCATCCACGGCATTTATCTGTAAAATACGACCATTATCCTGCAATGTAGAGAAATTGAGAGCGCAACTAAACCGTTCATTATACAACCAACTGTTATTTCTTGTACTTATTATTATTGAGGCAGAAGCATTCAAATAATCTTCATCATATTGTTTTAACAGCAATTTTCTAGCATCCCCAGCAAAAGAAAATTTGTTGGAAAATGTACGGATAACACCGTCATAGTCATTTCTCTTGAAACTAGCCTTCACCTCGTCCCAATTCTCAAGATCATCAGTAACCCTGTACTTCAGACCATTTATAAGTAACTCACATCGATAATACATAATTATTTCTTTTTACGATTCAACCCATCGATTTCGTCACATGTCTGCCTTACAAGACAGGCATAAGATCCGGCGGTCCATTCTTTCGGATTGATATACATCTTATTATACTTCCCAATAGCGACAACTTCATTTATAAATCCACGTTTTGTAGGCTTCTCCTTCAGTCCCTCATTCTTTTCCTTACTTATCTTATCCAAATCATATTGTGCACGGGAATTTAATGCGGATATTCTAGCATTCATAGCCATTACATCACCTTTTTTACACGAATAACCTATCTTCATCAGAATATCACGCACCTCATCATACATTTTCAACTTCATCATGTTCTCACATGCCTTCATGCACTCCACAGTCATTGCAAGATTCATACGCTCATTACAATTCAATATCTCAGAGAACAACTGTTTGCTCCCGACAATTTCTACATAGTCATTGATAATTTTTGCCGATACAGCCCCTTTGTCCTCACCGTCAAATTCAATAGTATTGCTATCATTGGTATAAATCTCTATAAAAACGGACAAGGGAAGTTCATATATGTCACTTGTATACCTCATAATCAGATACTTTTTGAAAATTGCTGATAATTGTTTTCTCTTATCGCCTTGGCTAATTTTGCAAATCCTATCTGCTGTGATTTTTCCAGATGCCCTATCTTTTTCTCCAGTTCACTATAATCATTAACTATTGATACAGGAGGAAGATCGTTTTCGCTTCTATATGCCATAAGACCATCAAAATCATTTGCATGAGCCTTTATCCTGTCCATATCCACTGCATAAGGTATAACCTTCGCACCTTTAGGGATGTCAACCAAAGTAGGGACAGACGGAGTAATATACGCTCCTTTTTCAGTAACGATTGTTTCAGGGACACCACCATCACCCACTACAGCCAATCCGCCTTTATGCGAATCAGTACCCTTGGCATACTTCGGAATAGGAGTCGCTATAATAGTAGCAAGCTGTATCGCTCCCATAGCACCTAGAGCAGCTATCATAGGTATTGCAGCAGGGAAGCCCAATTGTTTTATCGTCTGCAAAATACCACCTGCTATCTGTATAGCCGCCTCAGCTATACTGGTAGCTTTCTCAAACTTTGCCTGTTTTGTTCTTAATGCAGCTTTTTTCTTCTCCAATTCGGCATTCTTTTGTGCCGTTTTATCTTCCGCCGCACGTTTACGCGCTTCGGCTTCTTCAGTTGTTATAGCACCTCTTTCTTCTAAAACCTCTATACGGGAAATTTCCTCTTCACCAGCTTTCTCATTCGCTTCCTGTTCAGCCTCAATAGCTTCAATCTGGCGATCATAAATGGATGATATCATTTCACCAATTCCACTAACCATAGAAGCCCACATCTCGGTAGTTCTTTCCATCTTCTCACCGTCTGTAAGTTCTTTCCAAACACCCGATATCTTATCAGACATAATACTGAATCCCTTATCCATCCCATCAAATATACCGGCAAACGGGCTATCGATATCCGATGCAAGATCTTTCAATGCAGAAGAATAACCTTTCAACACTTCAAAATTCCTTCGTGTGATATCCTGTTGCTCTTCCGCTTTTTTCAACTGATCATCCGCATTTATAGAACCTATCTCTGCTTCCATAGCCTTTATGGATTCTCTCAGCATTTCAATTTGTTGCTTGCTTACCACGCCCGATGCCTCCGCTATCTCAATCATTTTTTCAGCAGCATCTATCTGTATCTGTAATTGCTCGTTTGCGGCTTTCCGCTCCAGTTCACGCATGGCTTCATCGTATTCTTTTCGCGATAGCAGCCCTTTTGAATAATTTTCTGTTATAATGTTTTCAAGTTCCTTATATCCAGTACTTGTAGCTGCTATACGGAGAGATGATTGTTCCTCTTCCAGTCTGAGCATCTCATCAGTATACTTTTTCTTTTCCTCGATCCTTTTTTTCTCAGCCTCTGCCAACTTCTTAGCATATTCCTCATTCTCTTTCGCTATCTTCTGCATTCTCTCTTGGCCCAACATTTCCCGAAGTTTGTTCTCTTCCTCAGAATATCCCTTTACAGCTGCTATCTGGTCTTTATATTCTTTCTCTATGGCAGCAAGATTACGTTCATGCTCATCCTCAATGAGAGAAACGGACAAGTCAGCCATTTTATTCCTAAGATTCCCCATGTATTGCGCTAAATCATCTGCGGCTTTTGATGTTTTCTTAGGATCAAATAAAAGATCGTCTATATTAACCGAATCAGCTAATTCTTTAATTTCATTTTCTACTTTTTTTAATTTGTCATAAACCTCATCAGCTTCTTTCTGAAATTTTGTCGCTTTTACGGATTCAGGTAAGGCTAAAAGAAGTGGACCTTCGTTCGCCTTTTCTTGATATTTTAATGATGCTTCTGAAGATTTTCTTATCAATTCGTTATATTGAGTTTGTAAAGCAATACGCTCTTTTGCTTTTTCTACCATAATATCTTCTGTAGCGCGTGCTTTTGCAACAGCAACTATAGAAGCTGCTAAGTTTATATAACTATCGGAAGCATTACCTACGAGAATATTTTCATCTTTTATATTATTAAAATATGTCGGATATTCCCTTTTTAACTCTTTTACGGCAGTCAAACGTTCTTTCATTGGTCTTTCAAGATTTGTCGCTGCTCTATATAAGATATTCAATCTTACCGCTTCGTCCTGAGCATTTTTAGCCCCATCAAGTTGGACCTTATTGAAATCTTTTTGCAATTCTTCCAAAGCATCCAACTCTTTTCTCGCATCAAACAGGCTACCCACCCATTTGGTTATCTCACCTCCATAACTCGATAAAAGAGTTATCCCAACAACTAAAGCCGTCTGCCAACTAAGAAGGGAACTCAATACCTGCTTAAATACAGGTATAGCTGTTTGATTTGATTTTTTAGCCAACTCATATTCAATTCTCGCTTTCTTCAACTCATCAACAAACATAGGAAGGTTATTGGATATGGCAAGAAAGAAAGTATTGGCACTAACAGACAAAGCCGGAAGTTCTCTCGCAATCTGTTGTATGGAAACATTAAGGCCATTCCAACCAGAAGCATAATTACCCACATTACGTTGGTAATTGCCCATCTGTGCATCTATATCCTTTAATTGTTGATTCAACTTGCCGATATTGTTCAAGATATCCATACCTTTTGCTCCCTCGCGTGCAGCTTGTGAAAGGTTATAATATTCCTTTTCCAACTGAAGCATTGAAGCCTTCATCTCGTTATAGCTTCCTGCTGTGGCAATCGCTACCTGCGTATGATTTCTCAATATCGCCGAATACTGTTTATTCTGCTCTGTCAGCATGCGTAACTGGGATACCGTAGCATCTCTTTTGGACTTGTATTCCTCTTCGCTGATAGCACCTTTCTTATACTCCTTCGATAATTCCCTCAGAGATGTTCTTAAGACTGAAATTGTTTCTTTGTTATCACTTAATCTACTGTTCAATTCGGAGGCTTGTGTATCAAAAGCCTTTACCGTCTGACGGATTGAATCAAAATCAGCAGCAGTCATGGATATTTTCTTAGATGCCTCTTGGAATGAAACAGAAGCAGTTTCCGCATCCTGTGACACGTTCTTCAAGTCTTCGGAAGCACCTCTCAAATTTACTTTTACTTCCGTTATCTTGTCTGCCAATGTATTCAATGGTTTGGTAAGAAGCTCTATCTTACGGGAAATATCGGTCAATAACTTTAATTGACTAGCCTGTAATTCAGACAACCTATTTTGAGAAGCATATAATTTGGTAATTGTAGCATTATAACTGTCAACTTTAGACTGGTATTCTCTTAGATTACCCGGCTTAAAATTTATGCCATCACTTAATTGTTTTGTAAAATTCGCATATTCGGAAGATGTGGTTTGAATATTAATCCTTATCTCATTCAACTTCTTAACGATGTTAGGATCAATCGCATCAGTAATTTTAAATTCTGCTCCTGCCATGGTCTTTTCGTAAGTTTTGGGTAGTGCATGACTTCATGCACCTTCTAAGAGCAAAGATAGTGATTTTATTGATATTATGAAGGTGAGGAAATAAAAAAGGGAGAAGCAAAAACTTCTCCCCGTGAAAAATAATTTATTTAAATTACCAATCATCATTTTCATTGCCCACAAGACCATTCTTCACAGCTTCTTCTATTTTATCCATAATAACATTGGAATATGCATGAGCCATAATCAATGCTTTAGACGATGTTTTCTTTGCCTTATGCTGATCTTTGGGGCTGAAAGGATAACATGTTTCTATACCCCATTTTTCTGTTTTCTTTGTCGTGTCCGCAGGCTGTCCTGTTGTACCAGCAGAAAAAGCCCCCATCCATCCGCCTCCGATGTTCTGCTCAACCTCATAATATTGAAGCGTATATGTAACACGAATTTTTTTATCTTTAATATCAACTTTTATAACAGGGTGGATGTTAACATTATAAGCTGTCATTCCTCCAATATGTTGAGCGATTCCTCCCACAAATCCTTTAGCAATAATTACTCCCGCATCCTTATCATTCAATTTAATTACTGAGTTCGCATCGTTAAAAGACTCCGCAAACCAATGGTTTAAAGTAATATATAACTGCTCTTTAGTCTGTTCCCCACAATTAATTATCTGCTCATAGGTCAAACTCTGATTCTTATCCAATACCAATGAAGAACCTAAATTTTCAGCCGCATCCACCCACTTATCACCATAATTTTCCTTTGCATATTTTTCTAATTCTTCCGCTCTCATTACTTGAGCACTCAGATTCATACTGAATAATGAAACAATCATTAAAAATAATACTTTTTTCATATAGTTATAATAATTTGGTTATTTTCAGCAAAATAATATACTTTTGAAATCAAATCAAAACATTACGACATATTTGTTTTCAATTTAGAATGTTGTCTAAATAAACTACAAACATAGCGTTTCAATCTTTATGTTTAAATTTAACCTTCTCACTTCTTTTCCCAGTGCATACTATCAGTTTGAGATGTTTGCCGTATATCCGTTCAAGTCTATTATTTTGTTCTTCCATTTTTTGAAGTATAATTTCAAGTTTATCTATTGTTTTCATAGTCTTTTCGGGTTATGTTGCGAATCGCAACGTTAACGGATGTAAATAGTCTGCCCACCTCGTAAGATAAGGTGGGAAAGACTTGATTAATAAATAATATTGTTATTACATATTAAGAAGATATTCTCCTAATGCATGAGCTTTTTCTCTTGAAATAAAAGCCACACTGTCACGCTCATGGTCTTCAGGATCTGATATACACACTGCTATCATATCGTATTCGGAATGTGATACTGTTATATTTACTGTACCATATTCATCTTCCATTGTCGCATATTGAGAAAAAAGGCCCTCTCTTATTGCCATTTCGGTAGGATTCCCATTCTCGTCAATCAATCCATTTTCTAAAGCTATTTTTTGAAGATCCTCCACTGAACATCCCAACTTATCTGCTACTTCATCAAATGTTAAGCTATTATTCATTTTTATTTCCATGATCATGCAGCCATTAAAGATTTAAACTTATTCAGAAAATACACCTGACCTTTACCTGTAACGTAACAGGTATGTTTTATAAAAATGGGATTTTCACCCGATACTATCGGTCTTTCTTTCACGAAGAACAATCCCATTTCTGCCGCCCTCTGTGTAGGCATATAGTCATTTATATATTTATTCTTCGATCTGCTGTATCGCTGCCTTCTGATAAGGAACTTGTTCTCTACCATCCATTCATAAAGCCTTATTTCTCCAATCTTATATCCGTTTTGGGTGATAAGTTTCGCAAGATCTCCTATGAGAATATTGGTAGACGAACTTGTAAAACATTCTTTGAAAACTACAGCGGGTTTTGTTTCTTCTATAATAGACTGCTTCTCCTGTTCCTTCTTCTGCACTTCCAATGCCAATCGTTGCTTTTCCTCCCGTTCGCTCTTTAGCTGTGTGGCAAGACTGATAACCAAGTCGGGATTGTTAATCATTTGCTCCAGGGTTGGCTGCGTGGCGGTCATGCCGTATTGAAGAAGCTCTTTGATACGGTCGTTACACCATAAATAGAAGTCGGGAGAAAGCCATTGTGCAAATACCAAAGCAAGGTCTTCATGCATCCAAGTGCCTTGATTGTTACCTCCTTGATTTACAGTAACTAAACCCGTTGCGGAAATTCCCGTTTTGGCTGATAATGAACTAATTAACTCCTTCGTCTGTTTTGTTGACAAAAAGTCATTACAACGTTTTCCAAACGGTTTAGCCATTTCTGTGGCATTTACCATTACACTATCGCCTTTCTGAAAGGTAATAGGACTTCCATTGTATTGGAAGATTTGATTTTCATTCAACTGTCGCATAATAATGAAAATTAAAAGTTAATAAATAAAGAAAGCAGAGAATTTCTCCAACTTGCGACAGTTCCATATCGGCTTTGGGGCGAATATGTACGGAGAAACCTCTGCTTATATTTTAAGCAATACTTCAATATTGGGCATAAAAAATCCCCAATCCGAATATGATAATAAAACTGTCGCACTGCAAAGTTACAACATTTTTTCAAACAAACAAATAATGAAAATATATTTTTCATTGTTATTTTCACACGCATAATATCCATCTTTCTAATGACTTTCAACACGCCACAATATGCCTTACCTGTAATTTCTGCAATTTGCAGTGAACTTATTGTTCTTTTTTCGCCATTTTCCCCATCAATAGGTACTAACTTATTAAAATTTTCCATATCTTTGCGATATAAAATTAATATTGTTCCCCGTTGGCGGCTCAGTCACTTCCGCCTCCGGGGATTTATTTTGACTGATTGTAGCAGGTGAGGAATCGAACCTCATTGTGCCATTATTCACTCCTGCTTTCCTCCCTTATACTATCCACGCTTGGAATCGTATAAAAATAAAGTCTCGTAATAGGTGCAAGCTCATCAAGTAACGACTTGCACTTGTTACAAATGCAAAGGTAATGATGTTTTTATCTTACACAATGGTATGAATATTAAACAATTGACAATATAAATCCAATATAACTTGCTAATTTAAATGGATTTTTCATAATTCGTTCTTTGATTTAGTGATACAATTGGTTAAATGATGAACTTACCAGTCAGGAAACCGTTTATGAAGTAGGCTTGGCCTTTCCCGGTAACTTTGGTTGTTATAGTAGTACGCAACACTCCATCATTGCCGGATCGTGTGCCTTTCTTCAATTCAAACAGACCTTGTTCAACATATTGCTGATTAGGTATATTTCTACGTTCACCAACACTCCCTAAATAATGATTATTGCGAAGCCACTCAAACAGTCTGTTCTGCCCAACATGGAATCCATTTTGAGATATTATCTTAGCCAGTTCACCTATAAGACATGAAGAACGACTTCCTATTACAGCATCAGCAAACAGAACTTTTGGGGCTTGTTCTTCCACCTTCTTTTCTGCTTCAATCCGTTTCTGTTTTTCTTCTTTCAGAGTAGTAGCAAGTTGAATCAGAAAGTCGGGAGATGTAAGAGCCTTTTCTATAGTATCGGACGTCATATACGCACCGTACTTACGAATGGAGGGCAATATTTCATGTGTAACCCATCTTCTATATGGTTTTACTTTCTTGCTAGAACTAAAAAGAAGAACGTCATAGAAGGCTGATTCTGTTATAAACGTAGCAAATGAATTCCCATTCACGTATAAATCAGGATTTAGGGCGTGTAAATCAAGCAGTTGCAAATCTTCATCGTTTAATCTTGTTTTTACTGATGAAGGATTACTCAACTCAACTGCATTGCAAACATCAGCTAAGCAGAAAAGCGGTTCTTCGCTTGTTCCAGCTACTCGTACTTCGCCAAATACATCATTCTTAAATATTTTAATCGAATTATCCATATAATAATTTTAAAGTTTGCTCTTGTTATTCGTTATAGTTTATACCGTACCCTATCCCTCACCTACCTAATATTTAATTAGGAGACTGGGTTAACATTCAGACTACATAATATAACTGAATGTTTGTGCTGATTATACAGTTCCGCCCTCACCTACCTAAGAGTCTTATCTCTTAACTTGTATCTCGGTCTCTTGTCAAAGTGGTAAAATCTTTGTGAGTCGCCTGTCGTTGGTACGTGGAACGGAGCAGGACATTACAAGAGTTATAATCAACAGAAGAGCCTTTTTATCTCACGGCTGTCATTGGTTTAATCCAAAGTTCCGCACGGTGGGCACTGATAGAACCGATTGTATGGATTTTATCTAACTAATAGGAAAGAAAAAATCCGTTGCTAAAGTCGAGCGGCAACGGATTTCCAAATATAAAGAAGGCTCACGTTTGAGCGATTGTTTAATCATGTGTCTGTTGCCGTTCGACTTGCAACGGGTACAAAGGTAAATGATGTTTTTACATTATACAACACATTATAAATCAGCACAAAACGATCTAAAACATATCGTAACGAACAGTAATACAGAGTAACGCACAGTAATTAATGATATGGTATTTTTACACTATAATTTAGACAAAATCTAAATTGCAACATAAATGATAGTTTTGTTTTTCAATTAAAAAATAAATATCTTTTCGCACAAGACATTTGAGGAAAAATCAATATTTACATTGGGAGAACATTGGGATATTTCCGGTAATACAATTTAGTCAATGTAGATTTAAGGCTGTTATAGTCTTTGATAAAGCCTAAATCTATCCATTGAGCTATCTGTAATTCTAACTCATATAATTCGCGGATTTTATCTTCATCGCCAATCTTATTACGCATTTCTGATTCATGTTTGCCATAAACTATGATGTTTAGAGACTTGGCTAAGTCCTTAATCTTTTTCTGGAATATATCCCCAGGGAGTATTGAACAAACGGCACGACACATAGCAGGATAAGCATCTCCAGCTAAATTACGGTATTGAATCATCTCATCATATACGAAGCGTATTACCTTTACTTCAAAGCGAGGATTAATCCACATGGCAAATTTGGTAAATAAGAAAGGATGCATCCATACTTCTTCTTTAGGTCTGCCAGCTTTACCCTTCTCTTTAACCTTACTCTTCTTAACTACCTGATTATCAATTTTAGGGGAATTTTCCCCTAAACCATTTTCACGTTCTTCAGCTATGAGCGCTTCTATAAAATCTCCAGTTCTTTTAGCCAAAAGAAACTCATCCATTTTTCTTTGTTCATTTCCTTTTACTGAATTCCATTGACGTAACAAGTCCCCACCGTCAAAATAGCCATCTTTTGTTCTCTGACTAACTGTAAATTCACCCATTGGGCGAATCATGATTTGATTCGTTTTCATGTCTTTTCGTTCACAAGATGTTCCGTACATCTTAATACGGGATATAAAAAATGCGGCAACCGATATAGAGGAGTCGGCCACCGCATCATATCCATTACTCTTAATGAATATATAATATCTTTCTATGCGAAACCTCTATCTATCGCTGTTGCTAAATTAATAAATAATACGGGAAACGCCAAAATAATAGAATGATAAAAATCACCATTTTACGGAAATATGAATTCTACAAACTCACCCGACCAGTTTTCACCTTCACGACAGAACTTATACACATCTCCAACCTTGTATAATATATAAACACATTCATCCATAACAGCAGCCTTCTCTGCGATTGAACGCATATGTTCCATCTCCCTCATTGATTTATTTCCTTGGCACAAGCAGTTTTTCATAATTCGCACCTCCTTATAAATTTATCAATAGAGGGCATAAGCCTGTACGTAACATAATGCCTCCTTGCTTTGGAGCTTACCTTGAAAATTTTATAACCATATTTCTTCTCAATATCAGAACCAAAAGAAACGCCATAGCTGGCAATCCTTATACCATTTGATATTGGTATTGCCGTGATGGAACTATAAAAATCTCCACGTATGATAAGGTTTGGAGTATTATTTCCTCTTGCAGAAAAACCCAAATATGAAGGCTTTGGTTTCTGTATCTTTGTCTTCCAATTCTTATAGCGTTCGGCATTTTTCCTCCAATGCTCTCCATAAGCTTTTTTAAAGTACGGGTCCTCTGTATATCCGGGAATTAAAGGACTTTCATCGCCATCAACACCACTATATAGCTGTTCTCGTATATATTCCTCAAACTGAGGAACATCCCTTTCCATCTTATCCCTTATCATTGGCTGAATGCCATCAGCCAATTTCTTCCAACATCTCGCGTATTCCTCCAATGTCATAGCAAAAACGGGGGATCAATCTCCCCCGCCTCCTAAATTACTGTTATTGATAATCCTATTATATACGGAAACCAGCCTTGATTTCCGCCTTTCTCTAGAAATGTCCTTCCAGAATACATCTATATTCTGAGCGACAAACTCATCCAATGAAAGCTTAACCACTTCGGATTCTATAAATGTGACTCCATTAATTCTCATTGTACCCATTGTTCAATTCCAATGACCCCATTAGCCTGTAAAATAGAAGGAGATTTAAGCACCGGTACACCTCCTGTCGCTGTAAGCACACCGTTACTGTATTCCAGTGCTGACGCACCAGAAACGACTGTTGAAGCCTTATTAGACAATACAGTGCCATAATATGCAGTAAGGTCTGTGCGGTCATAGTGATCCACGAGTTTATATGTATTCTCAGGAGATGCCATTTTGACAAATTCAACGTAATTCAATCCCTTGAGAACATTTTCCAAATTGACACCCGCTTGCTTTACAGACATGTTTTTCATCATCTTCTCCGCATCGGAATACATTGCATTAAACGCAAGATAAGCCTTTTGTCCGCTTGAGTCATAAGTCTGCCCTGTAGGGTAAACCCCTGACAAATCGAATCCTGCAAGCTCGTCTGTTCCGTCATCCTCTCCGTAGATAACATTATTCTTGTCAAAAACATACATATCAAACAATGTATCCTTGTTGGCTACAAGATTAGCTTGTAAAGCTAGATTAAACTTACGCAACGTGAATGTATCCGTCCTTGCCGAATAGCCCGTTATTTCCGACCCGGCATAACCATTTTCTGTTGTATTGGGTTCACCGCCGCTTACCGCGTATTCCGAAAATCCTGTAATAGGATAAATTCTGTCCGGATAATCAGCATGACAGGCTTCCTCCAAAGCCTCAGCAGTCAATTCTTTGGGCAGTTTTTTGCCATGAATGACCAATATAACACCTGCGACCTTGTCCGGTTGCAGGGGGCAGTAACTCATTCCAGTATTAAATCCGGACGTGCTGCCGCACTCTCTAATATCTGTTCGCATAACAATTCTGATTTTTAACTGTTAAATCCAAATTCTTTATTTCAATAGCATCTATCTTTTCGCCAACTTCCTTACCGTCAACATCAACAGCGCCACGTCTTCCAAAACTATAATTTTCTGAATATGTATGGCTTACAATACCGGAGTAACCGAAATCAAATTTATCACATTTTTTTAACTCTTCTATGAATCCGTAATACAAAGGTCGAAGAATACCTTCAAAAGATATCTCACGACGTTGTTCATTTGTATACTTTTCCAGTGTATTGGTAGCGATTATTATGTTTACAGATGCCTTACAAAAATAATTCTCACTATCCCTTTCCTCGTCTAAGGGAACATACAGCCCTATCATTGGGAATTTTCCCGATGCTGTCACCCTGCTTTTCCCAAGAAGAAGAAGTGTTTCCCTTATATAAGAACTGTCACCATATATGTAATTTATCTGTTGATCCATTCTTTTTGACAAGGAAGCACATACATCTGATATTATATCAATTATCATAACCCAAAGGAATTAATTGTTTCCATCAATTCGAAATCGGTGGCGATATCCGGATAGTCCGCATTATTGCCTTGAAGCCATCTCACAAGTCTGATATTCATTCTTACCATGTCGTTCCATGCAAACATCATTTTCCTTTCGGGACTTACAAGACGGCCATCATCTCCATCAGCCTTCACTCCTGTAATAGTCGCCTGAGTGTGATTATGTCTCAAGTAATGGAAGTATATATAGTTGGCGATGGGGGATTTGGAAATCTCCCTATCGCCATCACTATATTTCATGACAAGATGCGCTATAAGATCATCCCATCTTTTTTCCTTAGTTTTTCCATCGTTGGAAATATAGGATGAGAATTCCTTATACAACTTTTCCCCTAGGAGCTTCTCTAAATATTCCGGCTCATATTGCATTACAAAGCCTTGAAGGCTGTCAACAATTGCCTTATTAGTCTCAGAAGGAGTATGTATATTCAATACTGCACCTTCGATATCAAGAATACCACCTTGGAAAAAAGTATAATCCACCAACATTACACAATATCTTTGAGGTCCTTCTTTTTATTGAACAAATCTTCAGCACCGATTTTCTTAGCGTCTTCCATCAATTCCGAAGGAACAGTGGCAACACGTCCATCTTGGAAGAACTTACCTGCAAGTAACATATTAACACTTACTTTATCACCTTTTTTATAAACGGCCCCGTCCTTTGCGAACTCAACCTCATAAGTTTTAGTCAAATTTACTTTCATAATGTTTAATAAATTTCCCCGCCAATACCGGCAGGGGTTATAGCTTCAATAACGGTCGCAATCTTATCCTTGACAAATGCAGTTTTATATTGCTTTTTAATATACACCATAAGACGTTTTTCACCAAGGATAGTCACCATATTTTTAGTGAAATCATCATTTTCCCATCCAAGTGTAATGGTAAGAACCCATACATCACGGATGTTAAGATAGTTAAAATCGCCAACCCAAATATCACCTTGTTTGATTGCAGTGCTGGTTTCCACTTTCAAACCTTGAATCAGTTCATCACCAATACGGAAAGGACGGAGATATTGTCCATTAACATCCTTAGTCAACTGCATCTGTGCATAGTCAAGAGGATGCATAAGCACAAGGTTTGGACGATAAGCCATATTGGACATTGATACAATCTGTGTATACATACCAACAATAACATCATAAGTGTTGGGTTTCTCTACTTTCAGAGCTGTCAAAGAGAATGTAGGTATATCACTCCCAATCCCTTTAATCTGACCGCCGGAACCAGTACCAGACAGAATACCTTCTTCTTCTTTCAAACCAATACGATTGATAATCTCAGCCCTAACCTCCGCAACCAACTGAGGCAAATCAGATAATGTTTCTTCGGTTACTTTTGTGCCAAGAGCCACTTTGCCAGCATTGATAGTAACTTCTGCCAATGTACCGCTCATCATAGGCTTAAGACCGCCTTCTGGAACCCATTCGGCTTCTTCTTCACCCGGATTGAACTCCGCATAAGTCAATGATCGTGTAGATATTGCTGCCACATTGGCAAATTTACGGATTACAGTCTGGGAACGTGGATCAACAGATAACTGACTATCAATTGTCATGTTATAATGTGGTGCCGCACCCGTACTCTTCAAGGGATCAACCTCCTTCTTGTTTATAATAAGCGTAAGGCTTTTCTTAAAACCGGGGGACTGCTTACAAGCCGTTTTCAAGTCCACAGTTTTCTCTCCGTGCTTGCCTACTGTGATGAAATCCTTCAATTGCTCTTCAATCTGCTGGTATACAGACTTGAACACCATTTGCCCGTCTTCATTCTTATGCATTGCACCTTTCATGCGAACGATTATCTCTTTCATCTCACCAAGTTCCTTACGCACTGTATCCAATTCCTTTTCGGAATCTATCTTTTGAGAAACCTCATTTAATTTATCCTCAAAAGTTTTTTTGTCGATAGTATCGTCCATGAAATCGCCTACAGTAGCGTTTATTGCGTCCTGCAACGCCTGTAATGACTTCACGGAAACCTCATCCATTACCGACAAATCAATTTTGCTTAAAAAGTCAAATTTCATGCTTCTTTAAGTTTTAAAGGTTTTGTAAATAGTTTTATTTTTTCATCGGCTCCCTCTTCATCAAGTGGCTTGTCTGCCGGCTTGTATCGAGCGAGTGACATCGCTTTTCTTACTAACATTTGGATTTCCTCCCTCTTTCTTATCGGAAGTCCTTTACATACATCACTTATTTCAACCGGAAGTGACTCCAACGCACTTTCATATTCTTCTGCCGATTTCAGACCAAGATATTCAGTTTCTCCGTTACATCCTATGGACACTACGGATATCTCATACAGAATGACTTCCTTTACAACCAAGCAATCACGTTCCCTGTCATATTCACATTTTTCCCATACATAACTATAACCTATAGAGAACTGGTTCAAAGTGCCACTTTCAAGCTGCTTCAACGCTTGATTTCCTCTTTCCACATCATCAATAGACGCTTCAAAGTAAAGCCCTTTCTCATCTTCTTGCAGAAGCGTAATGCGTCCTATAGGCTCATGCATGTCATGCATCCACAACATGATAATCTTATCATTAGCAGAACTTCCCGGGCCTCTCTCCTGTATGCTTTTTGAAAAACAACCTTTCAGGAGCATGTCACCGGACTTATCAATGTTATTGAAAACCGCAGCATAGCCACTGATAGTTCTGCTGCCAGAATCATATTGTATCTCCTTTGCATAAAAAGCTAAGGATTTATACTGCTTCCCCAGCCTGTTTTTGTATTTGCTTGTCTCCATCATTATTTATTTCACTTTTAAATTCTCCCTTAGGATTATCAGGATCAATATCTGTAAAATTGGACATTTCGGTTCTTGCCTCTTCAAAAGTAATCAGCCGATTGTTATACAATGAAGCTACAGCATTAGAGGCTGTAGACAAGGCATCCGCCAATTCTTTCATATCCTTTTGAAGGCAAGGGACATGAGTGAAGTCCATTTTGATTATTGCCCTGTCCTTACATATAGCATTAGTCAGAGCCTCTGTTATAGATTCACTGTCAGGTATAATAAGGTCCTGATATGCCGCTTTCTTTGCTTGAGAAGAGTTATCATAAGTACTTCCTTGTATAATCAGATTGGGGTCAAAGCCTATCGTCTGAGCTATCGCTTCCAAACACGCCTTATCCTCCTCATGAAGCTTCAATTGGTCTGTATTTGACCCTAATGTAATCCACCCTAGTTTCTTAGGAGTCACCATGATTTCATACAACTTATGCACTATACCATATTTCCTTTTGAAATCATCCTGCAATTTCTTGGATTCAGACGGAGTAATAGCTGCATTCCCTACGTCAGTCGTATCATTTCCGTATAGTATCCCTTTAGGTCCTCCATTAACAATAAGGTTTCCTCTCCCTATCAGTTGAGCCATATAGTTTCGAGTATGAGTAGATAATGCGTCCACAGGGGAGTGGAAGGTAATTCTCCCTCCATTATTACTTGGAATATCCATTATCGAATCGTATATGACAAAATACTCCTCATCACCAAGTTCTATATTCTCATTTCCCCAACGTATATATACCTTACTAGCAATTGAAGAAAGCTCTGTTTGAGTAAACGGGCCCTTACCGAATGATTCCATGTAGAATAATTCGGGAGGTATTACCATCATGGATTTAGGGAGATCAGACTTTAAAGCTCTTAGTGTATAGACAGGGCAAAATCCGAAACACTTCAAAGATATCTCAATCTGCTTTATAAAAGAACGCCCACTCTGTATCACATTCGGACGATTCAGAAGAGTCACAATGTCTTTGAAACTCCTCTTCTCGTTTCCGTTAATATCCGTCACATAATACCGCCCATTCTGCATCATTCTTCCGCAATGATCTAGAACCATTGCAAACGGCCAACATTCATGTAAGGCTCTTGATTTCCCTTCAACGGTCGACATGTCAAAATCTATATTCCCTCTATTGCCAGAAAACAGATTTTCCACCCATTTAGGAACATAAATAAAATTACCACCATCATCTTTACCATGATAAGTAGCATCACTATACATATCCTTATTCGACTTCTTTAAAGAAGGTATCTTAAACCATTGTTTCATTGTTCAACAATAAAGGCAACCACCGTTATAATACAGCAATTGCCTCCACAGTGATCACGTTCTAAAAGTGGGTATGGTGTAACTTCACACCATGAAGGCTATTGCCTGCTACAAAGGAACAAATTAATTTATTCATTAACAAACAATTTAAATATTATTTTTGTTTAATCTAAATTAAAATAACAGATTATACAACATATATTTTATTAACCTTTTTCCCATGTGGATACAACCTGTTTGATATCTTCGATATTGTCTTCTTGGGAGAATGGGATAGAGAGTAGGGCGTGGATTGAACGGCTGCTGTGCTTTTCGCTGGCGGTCGTTCTTTTTTTTGTATTCTTATTTGCGAAAGAAAGAAGCAATATTTATCTTTGTGGAAGCGTGTGAAGATGCACGCCACATTGATTATGACGAAAGGACATACTACATATTTGATAAAGCCAAGAGCTTGTTGCGGATTAGTTTCCGTAGCAGGGGTACAAACTGGATTAAAAGCAGATGGTACGCCAGCTATACAAATGAAATCAATGAAGTTTATTAGCGAAGGCAACATCTATCGCTTGATAACCAAAAGCCAGATGCCGAAAGCTGACGAGTTTGAGAGTTGGATATTTGATGAGATTGTTCCTTCGGTGGTAAATACAGGTAGTTACTCGCTTCATTCTCAGTATAACGTCCCTCAGTCTTTTGGAGAGGCTCTTATGCTAGCTGCCCAACAGCAAATGAAGATTGAGGAGCAACAGAAACAAATAGAACAGAAGACCGAGCAACTTGATGAGTCCAAAGAATGGTACAGTATCAAGCGTTGGGCAAAGGAGCATAATATGAACTGGCGAAGAATGAAAGCGTTATCTTATGGATTGGGCTACGAGATCAAGAAGATATTTGATGCCAACTATGGACAGGTGAATATCTATCATATTAATGTGTTCAAAACTTACTTTCAATGAGAGATGTAATCTACAATTTTATCAACGAGCACATGATGATACATATTGTGCTTATAGCCTTGTGTATTGCAGCTACAATGGGGGCTATGTTAGTAGACCTTATCACGGGAGTAATGAAAGCCAAGCAACGGGGGGAGGCAAGAACATCCACGGGATATAAGAAAACAGCCGTCAAAGCGAAGAAGTATTTCACCCCGTTCATAGAATTGTGCTTCATTGACCTGTTATGCTGCGTAGTTATCCCCTTCCCTATTTTTTCAATGATTTGGACGGGTTACTGCATTTTCTGTGAGTTTAAATCAGTCCGTGAAAAATCATGGGAAAAAGCGGAGTTGCGCAAGGCTGAGAAGACAATGAGTGTGATTATCGAGAACAAGGATGATATTGCCAAGATCATGGCTCAGATACTATTTGACAACGAAAATAAAAAGGAGGATAAAAAATGAAGTATTTTACAATTGCGGAACTCTGCAAGTCAACGACTGCTGACCGCTTGGGTATCAACAACAGATGCAGACAGGAGCATGTGACTGCTCTAACTGCCTTGGTGGATAACGTACTGGACCCGTTACGCACATGGTGGGGAAAGCCTATAACAGTAAACAGTGGCTATCGCTGTCCGGAACTTAATGCAGCTGTCAAGGGAAGCAAGACCTCGCAGCACATGAAAGGGGAAGCTGCTGATATTGATACTGGAGACCGTCAGCAAAACAAGTTGTTGTTTGAATATATCCGCAAGAACCTGCCCTATGATCAATTGATTAACGAAAGCAATTTTGCATGGGTGCACGTCAGTTATCGAGCTGACGGTGCCAATAGAAAACAAGTGTTAAGTTTATGAAACAAAAGATCTATATATGGATTGCGGTAGCGATAGCATTGCTATTGCTGTTTGGATCATGCCGGAGCATAAGGTATGTCCCGGTGGAGACAATAAGGACTGACAGTATTTATCTTACCGTGCATGAACGTGATTCCATTCACATTAAGGATTCTGTCTATGTAAAAGAGAAAGGCGATTCAGTATTAGTTGACAAGTGGCATATAGTCTACCGTGACAGGACAATTCGCGATACAGTCTATATAGAAAAGGAGAAAGAGGTAGAAATTCCCTATCCTGTGGAGAAGGAATTAACATGGTGGCAGAAGACAAAATTAGAACTAGGAGAGTTATCTATAGGTGTTATATTAGTATTGCTAATCGTAGTCATTTGGCTGATAAAGAAGAAGGGAGGTGCAAGATGAGATAGCAACATCAAGTATTATTCGCCACAGGTAGAAGTGTGGCATATAATAGAAAAACTCATTTAATAAAAGTAATTCTTTCAGGGGCTTAGAATCAAAAAAAAGCCCCCAACGTTCAAATAATTATTGCCACATAAAAATTTGAAAAAGCATAAGACACCGTACGTTGGAGGCTTAATATCTTGAAACCGGGAACATCATTAGGAGTAAAACAGAATGTTTTTCTTTCATGAGCCGCCATATCAAGGATCGCTTTCATTATTTTATCCTTTTCCTTAGGAGTTATAGCCCCACAAAAGTTGCGTTCGTTTGAATGTTGAATGTCAATCATATTACCTCCTTTTTTTATCGCGTAATCTTATCTTTCTTATATTCAGCTTTTTATGTATTATATTATTTAGAATATGATCTAAATAATAGCCTTTTATATAGTTTTTACTATAATATATTTGCCAGCAATAGTAATTACTATATCTTTGCAATGTGAAAACGAACTGAATACAGTTTTATTTCGCAACGGCAATAATTAATATACAAATATATGAATAAAATAGGAAGAACCAAAGAAATCCCACGGATAATCGTTCCACAAGGTGCACAGAAACACATCGCATCTCATTTCGGGGTTAGCGGTGAAACAGTACGCAGAGCTTTAAAGTACATTATCAACACTGAACTTGCAGTAAGAATAAGGGAAGAGGCGATAAAGAATTATGGTGGTGCAGAATCCATTATCAGAGTGAAAATATAAATATTCAAGGGTTATGATGACAAGAACAGAAATGAATATGCTCACGGAAAGATTTGCAGAAGTGACGGGAAAACAGAATGATTCTGTAATGAATTCTGCTAGATGCGCAGAATATCTAGGAATATCTCAAGGAGCTTTAAGAAAACGCGTTCATGATGGTACTATCCCATATAATAAAAAGGGTAAACTGTTGTATTTCTCTAAACGAGATGTAAATAAATACTTATTAGATAAATAAAAAATGAGCAAAGCAACCGATTTTATAAATAATAAATGCTACCAGCTTGGTAATCCGGTAGAACCGTTGATTTTTAAAGCTGATGCGCTGGAAGCTATTAGTATTGCATCCAAGGAGATAGAAGAAAGAGCTGTGAAAGTATACCAACAGTTATGTCCTTGTTTCCAAAGGGGGAAATGTAAGCATTATCCTCACAACCAAAAACAAGGTAGTCAAATATGTGATATGGAATGTGATCGTATAAGTTATCTAAAAAAACAATTGTCTTATTTCTCAACAGATAAATAAATATATCCCCTCCCGTAAGATTCGGGGTGACAACCGGTTTAAGCCGTTGAGGGGAACTGTTCAAAGTTCTTTGACATATTGGTACGATAAAAAGATGTATTTCTGCGAAGGCACGTAAGCGAAGCCAGTGATGGTGGATAGTGGTGGGTGCAAGTGGAACGGAATTGACACCGATAGCAACCGAAGATAAGACGATAACGGTCGAATGGTTGTAAATGTCTGATGGTGGTAAAGCCACGAAGTTGAATTGGGTTTACGTTCCAAGAAATTGGAATGATGCTATAAAGACAAGCGTCCGATATAGTCCTTTAATCGGTATAAAGTAAACGGCGGTGAAGGGCGACCGTACCACGCTTGAGGTAAAATGGACTTTCTTCATTTTGCTACATAATAAATCCTTCCCCTCCCGTAAGATTCGGGGTGACAACCGGTTTAAGCCGTTGAGGGGAACAATATAAAAATGCGTATTATGAAAACAGCTAATTTTATCCTGTCTATATTTGCCGCACTATGTTCTTTAGGAATGATTTATGGTGCGATAGTTACGGAAAGTCCTATAAAATCCGTATCGGTGATTATATTTTCCATTATCTCATTATTGTGTGTGAGATTGGTGGTAATGACATACAGAGAGTTAAAGGAATATGAATGATTTTTTCATCTAGTTTTTTTGTTATTTCATAAAGTTAATGTTGTCTGTCCGTGCCTGTATGTGAATATAGGTACGGAATTTCACCGTCCATGGTTGGTACTGTCTAAGGTAATAAACATAAATAATTATCTGTTCTAATCTCTACTTTCATTTAACGGATAGTATGGCGGTCCGATTCCGCTGACGGTGGCTGTAAGTTATCATAAGTGATAGATTAAGTCGTTTAGGTTTTGCTCCTGTAGTCTGTGAAGATAGCAGGAGCTTTTTAATTGGAAACAAGTTAAGTTATCATGAATAAAGATATTATAAAAATGAAAGCCAAGGAGTATGCGGATGGTATACGAGGGCTTACCCATAAAAAGACAGCATCAGTGGATTTTGAGAAAGGTGCTCAATTTGTTTTGGAATCCATGAAATGGAGGAATGCAGAAAAAGATCCTCCACCATTAGACACAAGAGTGCTTGTAAAGAGTTCCGGGAAATTTGTGAATACCGGGATGTTGGTATTCGATAGTGAGCATAAGAAGAACATTTGGATATGTGGAAATACTAACCGGGCATGGGACATTGATTTTTGGAAACCATTGCCGCAATAATATAAATATCATGGAAAAGAAATATCAAATAACAAGTTGCCAGCTTGTGTATGCCAGCGGTGGCAGGGATACTGTAAAATTGTTCATGCCTGTTATGGTGGATGATTTGGAAAAATACCGTAACAGTATCCGTGCGACACATGAATGTATCGGTGTAAATCTTACTTATACCAAACTGCCATGAATCCATACATAGTTCAAGGCGTAACGCTTGTGTTTTATGACGGTGAACGTGAGGAACTGTCTGTATTGGATAGTAAGATTACTGACAGACCTCCCAAACTTCTTAAAGAGCAGATTCTTGACGGATTTTCCAAGATGGAGAATCCTCCGGTTAAAGTTGAACTTAAAATAAAATGGTTATGAAGAAAGGTGATAAAGTACGTGAGATAGGTGATACGTTGACAGGTACAATAGTTTATATCGCTAACGGATATGCTGATGTCAAATATCCTAATATGAAAGGTGTATGCTCGTTGCCGATCCAATTTCTTGAAAAGGTATGAGAACTATAAGCCAGATAAGCGATGAATTGGAAAAACTTTATTCAGAGCTTGATATAGTCCAGTCAATGAGTGAGGAATCGGTAAGGCTCACATTCAATGCTGACTGTAAAGGTAAATATATATCCTTGCTTAATGAAGAAATCGATTCTCTTGAAAACGAACTTGAAGAATCGGAGAGATATCATGGCAGGAAGCGGAACTTTGTAAGGACTGCGGACCTGCCTTTTTTGCGTTGGTAAATAATAATTTTATAATGAGTGAACAGTTAATATACAGTAAGATAGCCAATATCCTCAAAGAGACAAAGGCTATCACCAAATCGGAGAAGAACCAGCAACAGGGATTCAAATTCCGTGGGATTGACAACGTTATGAACGAACTTCATGAATTATTCTCAAAAAATGAGGTGTTCATACTACAGGAAGTGCAGAACTTCACAACGGAGAACAGGATAACGAAATCCGGCGGTACGAACACATTTACAAGGGCTACGATAAAGTTTAGGTATATGACCACTGATGGCAGCTTTGTGGAAACTGTAAATGTGGGTGAAGCAATGGACGCAGGCGATAAAGGAATGAATAAAGCAATGAGCATAGCGTTGAAATATTCTTTGCTTCAATTGTTCCTGATTCCTACAGAAGAGCAAAAGGACCCTGATAGTACAACACCTGAGGAAACGGATTTCCTTGCGATGGCATTGCAGGAAGTAAGATCAAGCCTGTCAATCGAGACATTACAGGTAGTATGGGGAAATTATAAGGAATTACAGAGTGACAAACGTTTTGTTGAAGCGGTGACAAGAAGGAAAGGAGAACTGAAATGAAACTAATCAAATCACAAGTCGTTTTCAATCCCGATGAACATACTTATATGCTAGGGGATAAGGAACTAAGTGGTATTACTTCCGTGATAGGCAGACAGCTTTTCCCCGATAAATACCGTGATGTTCCCGAAGACGTGTTAAGGAAAGCGGCTGAAAGAGGTACTATGATCCATAGTATCTGCGAACTTGTCGATGATATGGGGATAACTCATGACAGCGATGAAGCACAAGGATACAAGGAACTGAAAGATGATTGGGGATTGAGGTACGAATGTTCCGAATATCTTGTATCTGACAATGAGCACTATGCAAGCTGTATCGACAAGGTTTATCGCGAAAATGATACGGATTTTACTTTAGGTGATATAAAGACCACTTACGTGCTTGACAAGGAATCTGTAAGATGGCAGTTGAGTATATATGCATACTTTTTTGAGTTGCAGAATCCGGGATGCAATGCGGTAAGGCTTATAGGTATATGGTTGAGAGGTAAAAACCATGAAATAGTAGAAGTCGAGAGAATACCATCAGAAATTGTAATAAATCTGTTGAAATGTGATTCGGAAGGCAGACAGTTTGTGAATCCCTATTCCATATCCCCTGTTACTCTTCCTGGAGAGTACCGAAAGATGGAGAGGACAATACAGGAAATTGTATCACAGGCAAAATATTGGTCCGATAAAAAGAAAGAAATAACTGATGGCGTTATGATGGCTATGGTAGAAGCCGGTGAATATAGTTGGAAAGGTGATATCATATCATTTACTCGCAAAAAGGACACTATCAGAAAGGATTTCGACAAGAAGGCGTTTGAGAAAGATTATCCTGATTTGTATAAGAAATATTTAAAAGAGATTCCAGTAGTTGGAAGTGTAACATTAAAAACAATATAATTATGGCAATTTTAAGTGGTTCTATCTGTCTCTCTGATATACCTCGTGAGCAGATGAAGAAAATTAAGTGTAAAGACGGAGTTGAAAGAATCTATGTGAATGTGGCTGTTATCGAGCGCAAAGAGAAATCCCAGTTCGGGCATACGCATTTCATCACTTGTTCTCCTAAAAGAGAGGAACGGGTAGAAGGAGTGCAATATATTTTTGGAGATTTCAAAGAGTTTGTACCTCAGAATACATCACCCACCCCAGAGGATATAAATAATGCACCAAGCGTGTCGGATGATGATTTAGATTTGCCATTCTGATGAAGTACGATGGCTCTAATCCTCTCCACGTCCAGCAGGCAAGAGCGAAGCTAGAGAAGTTGATAAAGGAACAGAAGGTGTTTGAATTGACGGAAAAGAAACCGCAAAGATCTTTAAATCAGAACAAATACCTCCATGTCTGCCTTGCTTATTTCGGTTGCCAAATCGGTGAAACGATGGAATATGTAAAGCGGAACTATTACAAGATTCTGTGCAACAAAGACACTTTCGTTCGTGAGAGGGAAGATAAGTTTTTGGGTAGGATAAAGTACTTGCGAAGTTCTGCCGACCTTGACAGTGCTGAAATGAGTATGACTATTGAGAGATTCAGAAATTTCGCAGGTGCCCAAGGTATATATATTCCTTCTCCAGAAGAAGAACGTTTGATTCAGTTAATGGAGATAGAGGTCGAACAAAACAAATTTTATATTTAAATGAAACTTACTTTGACAAAACAAGAAGTGCTTCTCATCCAGTTACTTCTTCATATTTATAAAAACGAGTTGCCCGATGACGGACCAGAGAAGCATGGACGTTTTGTCGGGAAGCTGTACAAGAAAATCAAAAGACAAGTTATTAATCAATTAAAATAATATGAAAATTACAATCAACAAACCAACAGAATTTGAAGCGGTCTACTTAGAAGTGGATGCAGGTGTACGCTATTGGAATGACGGATACATCAACGGTATGGAGGATACCGATTGTGAAGAAACGGACGGAAGCCCCCAAATGCCTTGTGCCGAATATATGGGAGAACAACACATGGTGCTGCGTGGTAATAACTGGCGTTGGCGGCCACTGATAGATATTGAAACAGGACGAATCGTCAACTGGTCCCAAGGAACAACTGCCAATGTTCACTATAAAGTGTGCGATGATTTTTATTGTGATATTCTTGATGGAAACAAAAATGTTATCACCTCTTATGACGGCTATGTACCTAAGATTATGTGTCCGGCAGATGAAGGATATGGCGACTACATCATTATGAATATTGACGAGAATGGATTTATTCAAGGATGGGAAAAAGAATTGATTAGTAGAATTATAAAAGAGTATGAGGATTAAATGAAAGCATTATTTAAAATGGACTTCGATTGCGGAAGAATGGGCAATCTTGAAGGAGTATTTATTGCAGACACAGAAGATGTCGAATACTTAGTGAATAACAAAATCAGTGTTTACTTCGGTGAAGTACTTGGCAAACACTCTGAAATATCCGGGTGTGTGGCTGAAAGTGAAATCAAACAAATAACCACCGATGAAAATGTAATCAAGATAGTTGAAGAATATGGGCTCAACAGTGGGTATAATCCATTTGAATACACTCTTTGTACATCAGAAACGGAAGATATACCAGACAACGGAGTTGATTGGGATGATTGTACTATACAAGAATACATAGATTTTATGCGAAATGGTATAATACCCCAATATTACGAGGAAAGTCATAAAGAATGGTTAAACAACCAAAAAGAGGACTGATTATGGAAAGCAATATATCAAGAGATCATATTGCGCTTGAAGCAATGAAGTGCATAATGATGACAGCAAAACGCAGGAGAACTTTATGGAACAGAGTTATAACATTGTTTTTCCCATCCGAAGAAGAAAGTGTTATAAACTACAATCATGAAGGACAGGCTAAAGCAGCTTATCAGATAGCTGATGCAATGATTAAGGAACGTAACAAGACAAAGGAGGAATGATTATGATGCACACATGGTTTGAGGTAAAGATTAGATACGAAAAAGTAATGGAAAACGGTATGAGCAAAAAAGTAACGGAACCCTATTTATTTGATTCTTTATCTTTTACAGAAAGCGAAGGAAGATGTATTGAGGAAATGACACCGTTTATCAGCGGTGAGTTTACTGTTTCTGACATAAAACGTGCCAACTATTCTGAGATATTTTTCTCAGATGAAGAATCGGCTGACAGGTATTTTAAATGCAAGTTATACTTTATCACATTGGATGAAAAAACTGGTGCGGAAAAGAAAACATCCACAAACATTCTTGTTCAAGCAGCCGACTTGAGAGATGCAGTCAAAAAACTGGATGAAGGAATGAAAGGCACAATGGCAGACTACGTGATTGCTTCGGTAGCGGAAACTGCTATTATGGATGTTTATCCTTATGAAGCAAATCCAGATGTTAAACCAGAGTTCCCTAATGCTTAAAAATTGACTAATATGCAAGACTATATTTCAGACTGGTTCATTCCTATGGACTTCGGTAATGACCTTCCGGATGAAGAACCTAACGGTGAGGATAATTTTAGATTCATTTCTTTATAAACTTTATGCTTTCCCGGTCTGTGAAGATAGGGTGGGCAAACATGGGATAAAATGGTCATAGGGTGCTAAGACTAAATGAATGGAAATTTCAAGTGTACATAGAAATGGAAGTCATCAAGACCGTAGCTGAGAGTAATACATTTGTTGAGTAGTTTAAAGATCGTAGGATAGCCAATCTACGGACGAAAGCGAGAAATCAGACGATACTTGTGTAGGTTCGACTCCTGCTTATCCCTCATAAATGTGAGCCACACTAAATGGCATGGATTAATAAATAATGGTTGTGCCCTGGAGAATACGCTTCAGGGCTTTTAATTGGAATGAAACATATAAGCAAAAAACAAAGTACAATAAACCGTAAACTTGCAAGGATAAAAAGGGATCTACCGCAGTATTGCTGTATTTGCCACAAATATACATCCACACCACAGTTGATGCACCTGTTACCTAGATCACTTTATCCTGAATACATTACGGAAGAATGGAACTTGCGAATTGGCTGTCCTGAATGCCATAGCAGGTATGACAATGACCGTTATTTCCGTAAACAGCAAAAGGAAATAGTAGAAACAATCCGTCAACACGATGAGCTGGCGGCAAATAGATATTTTGGATTATGATATACGATAAACAAATTATAAGGGGAAAAATCCCTTCAAAGTCGAATTGTTACAAGATAGTAGCATTATACGGGCACGGTTCTTTAGCAAAACAGAATGTACTTAAAAAGTATGAACAAACTTTCTACGCACAATGTGGATTAAGGGGCAAGAATATAAAAGGTTTCTTTAAACTAACAGTGGATGTGTATCACGAAAATTTGCGTCCTGATCTTGATAATGCTTTCAAAATTTTACTTGACTGTCTACAAGGATGCAAGGCGATAAAGAACGATCGGCAATGTATGGAGATTAATGCACGAAAGCTGATTGATAAGCTTAATCCAAGGATAGAATTTATAATTGAGGAAGTTGAATTATAATACTAAACTGTTTATGGAACAAAACGAATTAAACGAATGGCATAAGTTGTCAGAACAGATTATTGACTTCGTTGTCAATTGCAGCGATGATGTCAAACCATATATCATTGGGCAATTGGAAACCTTAACAGAACACCTAAAAGATTAAGCAATGACAAAGGATAGTTTTATCATATATAAATCTTTCTACAAACCTATATCAAGATTATCAGACAAACAGCTTGGGCGATTATTTCGTGCAATTTTCAAGTATCAACTTGGCGAGGAGGTTACGGTAGAGGAGGACA